TGGCCAAGGAGGGGCGGCGGGTCAAGATGCTGTGGCAGCATGATCCGGCGCAGCCGATCGGGATCTGGGACGAGGTGCGCGAGGATGCGCGCGGTCTCTGGGTCAAGGGGCGGCTGCTAGAGAGTGTGGAAAAGGCGCGCGAGGCGGCGGCGCTGATTGCCGCCGGGGCGATTGACGGGCTGAGTATCGGCTATCGGACGCTGCGCGCGGCGAAGAATGACAAGGGCCAGCGGCTCTTGCGGGAACTGGAGCTGTGGGAGGTGTCGCTGGTGACATTTCCGATGCTGCCCAGTGCGCGGGTGGTGGCCAAGGGCGATGCCCCGGAGGCCCAAGCCCTGCGCGAGATGGCGGCGGCGTTTGACGCGGCCCGCCGGGAGATGGCGCAGGTGTAGCGCCCGAGCGACGACCCAATCTGAAGGATGGAATGATGACAACCCAAGCAAAGGCTCGGGCCGGGGAAGATGTATCTCCGGTGGCCGAGGTGAAATCCGCAGTGGCGGGTTTTCTGAGCGAATTCAGCGGCTTTCGGGCCGAAATTCACAATCGACTGCAACAGCAAGAAGAGAAAATGACCATGTTTGAACGCAAATCCATCGCCCTTGCGCGTCCACATCTTGCCGCGACTTCTGATGGGTCTGCGCCGCATCGCAAGGCGTTTGACGCCTATCTGCGTGGCGGTGACGATGACGGGCTGCGGGGTCTGGATCTGGAAGGTAAGGCGCTCAATACCGCGATTGCGGGCGAGGGTGGCTATCTGGTCGATCCGCAGACTGCCGAAACGATCCGTTCGGTGCTGAGCACGACCGCGTCGATCCGGGCGGTGGCCAATGTCGTAGCGGTCGAGGCCACCAGCTTTGACGTGCTGGTGGATCACACCGATGTGGGCCATGGTTGGGCCACGGAAAGCGGCACGGTGCCCGAGAGCGATACGCCGGTGATCGACCGCATCAGCATCGCGCTGCATGAGTTGAGCGCGTTGCCGAAAGCCAGCCAGCGGCTGCTGGATGACAGCGCCTTTGACGTCGAGGGCTGGCTGGCGGGGCGTATCGCTGACAAGTTTGCGCGCGCCGAAGCGGCGGCATTCGTGGCGGGCGACGGTGTGGACAAGCCGCGCGGATTTCTGACGCATCCGAGTGTAGACAATGACGTCTGGGTCTGGGGCAATTTGGGCTATGTGCCGACCGGCGTTGCGGGCGCGATAGCCGGGCCTGAGCCGATTGTTGATCTGGTCTATGCCTTGGGCGCGCAATACCGCGCCAATGGCACCTTCGTGATGAATTCCAAGACCGCAGGCACCATTCGCAAGATGAAGGATGCCGATGGGCGGTTCCTGTGGTCGGATGGTCTGGCGGCGGGAGAGCCTGCGCGGCTGATGGGCTATCCGGTGCTGATCGCCGAGGATATGCCCGATATTGCCACCGGGGCCAATGCCATCGCCTTTGGTGATTTCCATGCCGGGTACACGGTGGCGGAGCGCCCGGATTTGCGGGTGTTGCGCGATCCCTACAGCGCCAAGCCTAATGTCCTCTTTTACGCGACCAAACGGGTGGGCGGCGATGTGTCTGACTTCAAGGCCATCAAGCTCTTGAAATTCGCCGTCTCGTAAGGGGCTGCGAAGAGGGTCGGGGGTGTGGTGGCCCCCGTCCCGAGGCGCGTGCCGTTCGGGTGTGGCGTTGTCCAGCTTTCCCCTCCGTCCGTGCAACGCCGGATGGCGCGCGCCTGAACCACCGGAGGGGTCCGGGATATATGGAGTAGGTCCATGATGTTAATCGAAGAAACCGCGGCGCCCCCGGCCGCGCTGCCGCTGGCGGAATTCAAGGCGCATCTGCGGCTGGGCACGGGGTTTGCGGATGACGATATCCAGGACCCGGTTCTGGAGAGTTTTCTGCGTGCGGCGCTGGCCGGGATCGAGGGGCGCACCGGCAAGGTGTTGCTGGAGCGAGAGTTTTCATGGGCGCTACGCGTGTGGCGCGATGCGGCGGGACAAGCGCTTCCAGTGGCGCCGGTGCGTGCGGTGCTGAGCCTGAGCCTGCGCAACCGGGCTGATGAGGTCGAGGTGATTGATCCGGCGCTTTACCGTTTGGAGCAGGATGCGCACCGGCCGGTTCTGCGGCCCGTTGCGGCAGTTTTGCCCACGATTGAACGCGGCGGTGTGGCGGATATCCGGTTCCGCGCCGGTTATGGCGCGGCTTGGAGCGATTTGCCTGCCGATCTGGTGCAAGCGGTGCTGATGCTGGCGGCGCATTACTATGAATATCGGCATGAAACGGGTCTGAGTAGCGGCTGCATGCCCTTTGGCGTGGCGAGCCTGATCGAGCGCTATCGCACGGTGCGGTTGCTGGGCGGGGGCGCGCGGTGATGGCGCGCCCGAGGCTGAACCGACCCCTCGTTCTGGAAGGGGCGGTGCGTCTGCCTGATGGCGCGGGTGGGGTCACAGAGGTCTGGGAGGCGCGCGGCACGCTCTGGGCTGAGGTCAGCGCGCGCACGGGGCGCGAGGCCGAGGCCGAAGGCGTGGCTGTGGCGCGGGCGGGCTACCGGATCACGGTGCGGGCAGCGCCACAGGGGGCGGCATCGCGGCCCGAGGCCGGGCAGCGGCTGCGCGATGGGGCGCGGATTTTCGCGATCCTGTCGGTGACGGAAGCCGATGGCGCGGGCCGATACCTGAGCCTCTGGGCGCAAGAGGAGGTGGTGCCATGAGTTATGCGTTGGCGGCGGGATTGCAGGCGGCGGTGTATCAGCGGCTGGTGCAGGATGCGGCGCTGAGCGCGTTGGTGGGCGGTGCGATCCATGACGCGGTGCCGCCCGGACGGGTGCCGCCGCTCTATGTCACGCTCGGCCCCGAGGAGGTGCGTGCGCGTGGCGATGGCTCTGCGGGCGGGGCTTGGCATCGGTTCACCGTCACGGTGGTGAGCGAAAGCGCCGGATTTCAACAGGCCAAGGCGGTGGCGGGTGCGGTCAGTGATGCGCTGGTGAATGCTGAATTGTCGCTGACACGCGGTCGTGTGACCAGTCTCAATTTCCTGCGTGCGCGCGCCCGGCGCGAAACGGGCGGTCAGGCGCGGCGGATCGACCTGACCTTTCAGGCGCGCGTCGATGAGGACGCGTAACCTTTAATCTCTGGAGTGACGACAATGGCGGTACAGAACGGCAAGGACCTGCTGGTCAAGATTGACCTCAATGGCAGCGGCAATTTTCAGACGGTTGCGGGGCTGCGGGCCACGCGGGTCAGTTTCAACGCCGAGAGCGTGGACGTGACCAGCCTCGAGTCCGCCGGGGGCTGGCGCGAGTTGCTGGCTGGGGCGGGTGTCAAATCCGCCAGTATCAGCGGTTCGGGCATTTTTCGCGATGCGACAAGCGATGCGCGGGCGCGGCAGATCTTCTTTGACGGGGAAATGCCGGATTTTCAGGTGGTGATCCCGGATTTTGGCACCATCGAGGGGCCGTTCCAAGTGACGGCGATCGAATATGGCGGCACCCATGATGGCGAGGCGACCTATGATCTGGCACTCGCCTCGGCGGGGCAGTTGACCTTTTCGGTGCTGTGATCGTGATGGCCAACCCCTGGGCAGGCGAGGTCGCGCTGGTGATCGGTGGTGAGCGGCAGGTGATGCGGCTGACGCTGGGGGCTTTGGCCGAGTTGGAGGCGGGGTTGAAGAGCGGCTCGCTGGTTGATCTGGTGATGCGGTTCGAGGGCGGCGCGTTTTCCACCCGCGATGTGCTGGCGTTGATCGTGGCGGGGCTGCGCGGCGGGGGCTGGCGCGGAACGGCGGCGGATTTGCTGAGCGCCGAGATCGAGGGCGGGCCGCTGGCAGCGGCGCGCGCCGCGGCGGCGCTCTTGGCGCGGGCCTTTGCCTTGCCTGAGGTGGGCGGGTGAGCGAGCGGTTTGATTGGCCCGCGTTGATGCGCGCGGGGATGCAGGGACTTGGACTCAAACCGGCGGAGTTTTGGGCGCTGACCCCGATGGAATTGCGCCTGATGCTGGGTGAGCGGCAGGGCGTTCAGCCGTTGGCGCGCGACGGGCTTGAGGCGCTGTTGCGCGCCTTTCCCGACACAGAAGGAGAGATGAGAGATGGATGAGCTGGAGCGGGTGGATGAGCTTGAGGCGCAGATTGAAGCGCTGGATGACGCGATGGGGCAGGCGACGGGGATGGCGGCGGCCTTTGGCGCGGAACTGGCGCGGGTAAAGGGCGGCTTTGCCAGCGCGGGACAGGATGTGCAATCGCTGGAGCGGGGGCTGAGCCGGGGATTGCGCGGGGCCATACGCGGCGCGGTGGTTGATGGCGATAGCCTGTCCGACAGTTTGCGGCGGTTGGCCTTGAGCATGGTCAATACCGCCTTCAACGATGCGACACGTCCGGTGACAGATCAACTGGGTGGGCTGATTTCGCAGGGCATCGGCAGCCTGGTGGGCGGGCTTTTCCCCTTTGCCAAAGGCGCGTCGTTTTCGCAGGGCCGGGTGCAGCCCTTTGCCAGTGGTGGCGTCGTGACTGGTCCGGTCACGTTTCCGATGCGGGGCGGCACCGGGTTGATGGGCGAGGCGGGGCCGGAGGCGATCATGCCGCTGAGCCGTGGTCCCGATGGGCGTTTGGGCGTGCGCGCACAGGGCGGTGGGGGCGTCAGCGTGGTGATGAATATCCAGACGCCCGATGCCGAGGGGTTCCGCCGCTCTCAGGGGCAGATCGCGGCGCAGCTGGGTCGCGTGATCGGGCGCGGCGGGCGCAATCGTTGATAAGGAGCGGGACATGGGATTTCACGAGGTCAGATTTCCGGCGAGCCTGAGTTTCGGCTCGCTTGGCGGGCCGGAGCGGTTGACGGATATCGTCACGCTCGCCAATGGGTTTGAAGAGCGCAACACGCCTTGGGCGCAGGCGCGCAGGCGGTATGACGCGGGCGTGGCGCTTCGGTCGCTCGACGATATCGAGGCGCTGATCGCGTTTTTCGAGGCGCGGCGTGGGCAACTATTCGGGTTTCGCTGGAAGGACTGGACCGATTTCAAATCGGGCCGGGCCAAGGCCGCGCCAGATTACCGGGATCAGGAGATCGGGGTGGGGGATGACGCGACGGTCGCCTTTCAACTGCTGAAANCCTATCGGTCTGGCGATGAGGTTGCGCTGCGGCCCATCGTGAAGCCGGTCAAGGGCACGGTGCGCATGGGCCTTGATAATGTCGAGATGCAAGAGGGCGTACATTACGAGGTCGATAGTTTCACTGGCATCGTCACGTTTTCTGAGCCGCCCAATCGCNGCGTGCCGGTCACGGCNGGCTATGAATTTGACGTGCCGGTGCGGTTTGATACGGANCGCATTCAAACCAGCCTTGCCAGTTTTCAAGCAGGCGAGGTGCCGAATGTGCCAGTCGTGGAGATCCGGGTATGAGCGGGCTTTTGGAGCATCTCAAAACCGGTGTCACCACGACCTGCCGGTGTTGGGCGCTGACGCGGCGCGACGGGGTGGTGATGGGGTTTACCGATCACGACCGGCTGTTGACCTTTGAGGGCGTGGCGTTTCGCCCGGATACCGGGCTGAGTGCGCTGGCGGTGCAGCAGACAACGGGGCTGTCGGTGGACAATACCGAAGCCTTGGGTGCGCTGAACGATGCGGCCATTCGCGAGGCGGATATCGAGGCCGGGCGCTATGANGGGGCGGAGTTGCGGGCTTGGCTGGTGAATTGGCAGGANGTGGCAGCGCGCCGCCTGATCTTTCGCGGCACGATGGGCGAGTTGCGTCGCGCCGGCGGGGCGTTTGAGGCCGAGTTGCGCGGGCTGACCGATGCGCTCAACGTACCGTTGGGGCGGGTCTATCAAAAGGCGTGCAGCGCCATTCTGGGGGATCGCGATTGCAGCTTTGATCTGGATACGCCGGGGTATGTTNCGGAGCCTCCCGCCGAGANGGTGGAGGAAAACCGCGTGTTTCGCTTTGCCGAGATGGGCGGGTTTGCCGAGGACTGGTTTCGGCATGGGGTGATCCGGGTTNNGAGNGGNGCGGCGGNGGGANTGATCGGATTGATCAAGCGNGACCGCAGTGAGGGCGCGGGGCGGGTGATCGAGCTGTGGCATCCCTTGGGGGCTGCGGTCACGCCGGGCGATGCGCTGCGGATCGAGGCNGGGTGCGACAAGCGCATGACGACCTGTCAGTTCAAGTTTGACAANCTGCTGAATTATCAGGGGTTTCCGGATATTCCCGGCGATGACTGGACGATCACGGATCCCACCAAGTCCCCGCGTCTGGATGGCGGGAGCCGCAGATGAGCGAGCAGGGGGCGCGGATTGTTGCGGCCGCGCGCGGCTGGATCGGCACGCCGTATCGGCATCAGGCGGCCTGTCGTGGNGCGGGCTGCGATTGTCTGGGTTTGGTGCGGGGGCTGTGGCGCGAGATCAAGGGTGCTGAGCCGGAACGCCCGCCCGCCTATTCGATGGATTGGTCTGAACCGGCGCGGCAAGAGGCGCTGTGGCAGGCCGCGGCGCGGCACTTTCTGGCTAAGGATTTGGCCCAAGAGGCGGTCGGCGATGTGATCCTNTTTCGCATGCGCGAAGGGTCGGTTGCCAAGCATCTGGGCGTGGTCGCGGAACTGGGCGCGCACGCANGTTTCATTCACGCCTATTCGGGGCATGGCGTGGTCGAAACCGCGCTCAGCGCGCCCTGGCGGCGGCGCATCGTGGCGCGATTTGCATTTCCCGAGGAGGGCTGAGCCATGGCAACCATTCTGTTATCCGCCGCAGGGGCCGCGATTGGCGGGGCGGTGGGGGGCACAGCGCTTGGCCTCTCGTCGGTGGCGATCGGGCGCTTTGCCGGGGCGGTCATTGGCCGCTCGATTGATCAGCGGTTGCTGGGACAGGGATCGGAGGTGGTCGAGACGGGGCGCGTGAACCGTCTGCGCCTGACGGGCGCGGGCGAGGGCGATGCAATTCCGCAGGTTTACGGGCGTATGCGCGTGGGCGGGCAGGTGATCTGGGCCACCGAGTTTCGCGAGANTGTGACCGTGACGCAGGGTAACGGAGGCGGTAAGGGCACGCCGCGCGCCGCCACGCCTGACACGCGGGCGATCAGCTATTCGGTGAGCCTTGCGCTGGCGCTCTGCGAGGGCGAGATCACCCGCGTGGCGCGCGTCTGGGCGGANGGGACTGAGGTCGCCCCCGCAAGCCTCAACATGCAGGTCTACAAGGGCACGCGCGGTCAATTGCCCGATCCCCGGATCGAGGCGGTGGAGGGGGCAGGCACCGTGCCTGCCTATCGCGGCACCGCCTATGTGGTGATCGAGGATCTGGACATAAGCCAATTCGGCAATCGCGTGCCGCAGTTCAGTTTCGAGGTGTGTCGTCCGTCGCAGGTGGGCAGCCCGGGCGCTGATCTTGATCCGGTGCGGGCGGTGCGGGGTGTGGCGATGCTGCCCGGCACGGGCGAATATGCGCTGGCCACGACGCCGGTCACGATGAATTTTGGCCTGGGCGCAAACGGGATTGCCAATATCAACAGCCCCTCCGGGCGCGCCGATATGACCACGTCCTTGGAGGCGTTGGTTGAGGAACTGCCGGGCTGTCGGGCCACCTCGTTGATCGTGAGCTGGTTCGGGGACGATCTGCGCTGTGGGGTTTGCCAGATCAGGCCACGGGTGGAGCAAAAGCAATTCGAGGCGTCGAACATGCCGTGGCAGGTCGCGAGCCTGAGCCGTGCGCAGGCGGGCGAGGTGCCAAAGGATGCGCAGGGCCGCGAGGTCTATGGTGGCACGCCGACCGATCAGGCGGTGATCGAGGCCATTTTGGCGCTGCAACAAGCGGGGCAAGAGGTGCTCTATTACCCCTTCATCCTGATGGAGCAGATGCCGGGCAACGGCCTGCCCGATCCATGGAGCGAGGCCGAGGATCAGGCGGTTTTGCCGTGGCGTGGGCGTATCACGACCTCCAAGGCGCCGGGGCAGGCAGGCAGCCCCGATGGCATGCCAGAGGCCGAAGCGGAGGTGGTGGCATTTTTCGGCACGGCGCGGGCGGCGGATTTCACCGTGACACCGATTGCGGCGCAGGTGGAGGAAGACCCCGGCAC